CAGCCTTTACCTATGGATTTGGTGGTTCTGGTGCAGCTAGAAGTAATTCTCCAGCATTGACTACCACATGGCAAAAAGTGACAAATACACAAACAGTAAATCTGAGTGGTGGTGGTGCTTATATGTCAGTTTATATTATGCGTGTGCCTGATACTGCTCCATCAAGTATGAGTGTTGAAATTGCAAATGTTAAAGTTGAAGAGGGTCATGTAGCTACAGATTTTGAACACCGTCCATATGGAGAAGAGCTTGCGCTTTGCTCAAGATATTTTTGGAGACAATTCGTCAATGGTGCAAACGTGATTTATTTTAGAGATAACATAAGTTCTGCAGGGCAAAATATATTATATCAATATCCTGCTCCCATAGGCATGAGAATAAATGCTGCGGCAGTTACTTGCACTTTAACAGGAAATGTTAGTGGGCCCACTCTCACTTATCATCAACATGGTGCGATTACAATTTATTGGGCATCCGTAAGTGGAGATAATTATGTTTATTCACAAGACTTGTCCATAAATGCAGAATTGTAGGAGACAAAATGTACAAATTAATGAATGAAGTAAAAGACTCGGATGAAAATATTCTTAGTCCAGCTTTAATTTTTAGAAAAACAGATAGTACTTGGATTCAAAAAGATAATCAAAGTATAGACTATCAAGAATACTTAAAATGGGTTGAAGAGGGCAACACCCCTGATGCAGCAGACTAAATAGTATGAACAAGATTAGGAAACAATAATATGCCATTCATAGGACAACAACCGATTACAGGTGCATTCCACAAGTTGGATGCTATCACAACATCATCAACAAACACATATAATTTGTTTTTGAATGGTGGTGCGTATTCGCCTGCAAGTGCAAATCATTTATTGGTTTCGGTTAATGGTGTTATTCAGAGCCCCGGCTCTTCATTTACCATTTCTGGTTCACAGATTACATTCGTACCTTCAAGTGGTACTTTATCAAATTCTGATAACATCGACTTTATCATGGCACTTGGAGATGTTCTTAATATTGGAACACCAAGTGACGGAACGGTTACTGCTGCAAAGATTGGTAGTGGTGCAGTGACAGATGCAAAGATTGCTGGAATGGCTGCATCAAAACTTACTGGTGCTTTGCCTGCTATAGATGGTTCTGCATTAACTAATATAGAATCTGTTGATGTTTCTTTTATTGTTAGACAGGCAAGTAACCAAACATTGACAAGAGCACAAATGACACATATTACTGGTTTTACTAATGAAGATTATGATGTTCAAGGTGTTTGGGCATCTGATGCATTTACAGTTCCTTCTGGAAAGGCAGGGTTATATTTACTATATGCACAAGTCAATCACCAGTTCAACTCTATTGGTAATGATGGTGAATATGCCGATGTTCGTTGGTATAAAAATGGAAGTGGACTTAACTATAATACTAGAATGACTGAAATGAACGACCCAGGCAGACACTACAAAGAAATTTCTTCACAGGCACTTGTATTAGTGCAACTTGCAGTTGGTGATGTACTAAAAATATATGCTGGGGCTGCTGACCATAATGGTAGTGGTAATCATACAACACAATCAGCAAACACTTATGCATTTGGATATAAGGTGAGGGCAGTATAATGGCAGATTTATTTTCAAAAATTGAAGCGCACATTGGTAGACGAGTAAACCACTCTTCACCGCCTGAAGTTGTAGTTCAGTCTGATTCTGATGGAACAAGAATTGTAGAGTGGAATATAGACTCGCATGAAAAACCAACACAGTCACAATTAGATGCTCTAGAATCTGATGCTAATGCATTAGAGGTTGGGTATAGATTAGATGCTGTTCGTTCTGTTCGTAATCAAAAACTCGCAGAAACAGATTGGATTGTCACTATGCACAAAGAACTAGGAACAAACATTCCTACTGCATGGAAAACATACAGACAAGCATTAAGAGATATAACAGATGATGCAACATCGCTTGATGATGTTACATGGCCGGAGAAACCATAATGGCATTAATTAAAGTAAAAGCAAGAGGAACAGATAACGTAACTGGTCGTAAGAATCTTATCATCAACGGCGCTATGCAAGTAGCTCAGAGGTCAACTGCAGCTGTTCAAGCTGGTAATGGAACTTATGATACTGTAGACCGAATGATGACTTGGAGTGTTGCTGGTGGTGGAACATTTACTGGTTCACAAAGTACTGGTCATCAATTAGCTACTGGTCATGATACTGCATATAAGGTTGATGTGACAGGAGCAGATACATCTATTGCATCTGGTGACTACTATGAATTTTTACAACGTATTGAAGCAAAAAATCTTCAACACCTTAGATGGGGAACTGCCGCTGCTAAAAAACTGCAAGTTTCTTTTTGGGTTCGTGCAACAAAAACTGGTATTCAATCTTTATTCGTTAGTAAACAAGGTACTGGTACGGACTATAGAACTGTTATTAATTACACAATTAGTGTTTCCGACACTTGGGAACATAAAACAATAGAAGTTCCAGCGTTAACTGCATCAACGATTGCAAATGATGCCTCAACCTATGTACAAGTTGGTTTTATATTAGCAATGGGTTCATCTTTTCAGAATGGTACTGCTGGTACTTGGACTACTAATTCTCTTTATTCAACTTCAAACACAGTAAATAATATGGACAGTACATCAAATGATTTTTATGTTACTGGATTGCAAGTTGAGGTTGGCGATACAGCTACAGATTTTGAACACCGCTCATTTGGGGAAGAACTAAGTTTGTGTCAGAGGTATTTTTACAAATTTATAAACACTGGACTATCAGACCATTATAACTTTTATTCGCCATACAGTCCTGCTCAAATAACTGCTGGTCTACCAAACAGTTCTGCAATCTGTCCAATGACATTTCCAGTAACTATGAGAGCTGCTCCATCAATGACAACTACTCTTAGTGGTGGCACTTTGAATAGACAGACAAGTACACCTTTTGGATATGTTGCACAAATGGGAACTACTTCTAATGGTACTCATTATATAACACAATATCTTGCTAATGCTGAACTTTAAGGATTGAAATATGGATTACAACAACATAACTGTACAATATTATAAAGAAGATGATGGTAAAAATTCAACTAAATCATTAAAAGTTACACATGATGGAACTGTTTATGGTGTTCCAATTAGCATGGACAATACAGACTATGTAGAGATTAAAAAACTAATTTATGGTGGTAAACTAACAATTAAAGACGCAGACTAAATAAAAAGAAACAGGACATACACAAATGGCAATTTCTAGAATTAAAACAGACGGTATTCAAGATGATGCAGTAACCTCTCCAAAGATTGCTGACAATCCTGATTTCGATGGTCAGTTTGTTCGTGTACCACACGGTACTACTGCACAACGTCCATCCGGCGCAGCTGCTGGATACATGAGATTTAATACTGACTTAGGAACACTAGAACAGTTTAATACTACAACTAATTCTTGGCAAGCAATTGATAGTCCTCCAATTATTACTAGTCTTGCATATGCTGGTTCGGCAACTGGTGCAGACCCTGCTGGTGGGGAAACAATTACCCTTACAGGAACAAACTTTAAGGCAGGCGCAGTGGTCACTGTTGGTGGAACTACTGCACCTTCTGTAACCGTTGCTAGTTCAACGAGTATTACATTTACAACACCAGCAAAAACTGCTGCAGATTATGATGTTAAGATAACAAATGCAAATGGACTTTCTGCAACACTAACGAATGGTATTTCCTATAATGGTGTACCAGCATTTTCAACTGCAGCTGGTAATCTTGGTTCACTATCAGAAGATGTTGCAATGTCAACAATTACTATTGTTGCCGCAGAACCAGACGGAGGAACGCTTGCGTTTTCTGTAACTTCTGGTGCATTACCTACTGGAGTTTCTTTGGGTTCTGCAAATGGACAACTAACTGGAACACCAAATACAAATATAACTTCTAATACAACTTTTAACTTTACTGTCACTGCAACGGATGATGAAAATCAAACAAATGCTCGTGCATTTAATCTTATAGTTCTTCGTCCTATCTATGCGCTGCAAATTGCAAAAAGTATTAGGATGAATGATAATGCTGCACACTATCTCTATAAATCTGCTGGTGGTAGTGATGGAAATAGAACTACTTGGACATGGAGTGGTTGGGTTAAACGTACAAATCTTGGACAGGTCGCAGTCTTAGGTGCTGCTGCAGATTCTAGTAATCGTGACGTTCTTAGGTTTACAAGTACTAATACATTAGAATATCAAGTATTGATAGGTGGAACAAGCAAGGCGGTTCAAACCGCTGCATTATGGAGAGATACAACAGCATGGATGCATATCGTTCTACGAGTTGATACAACTCAAAGTGACTCAGCAAATAGAATTAGAATTTATGTAAACGGTCAACCACAAACTTTAACTGGAAACACAGCTGATTGGCACGCCGCAAATTCTGTTACTAGTTTTACTTCTAATGACTTAAAACTACTTGGTTGCAGAAGCAGTGATGGTTCATCGCCTGAACTTTACTTTTCTGGATACATGGCTCATACTCACCTAATTGATGGTACATCTTTAGCACCAACAAGTTTTGGCGAAACCATTAATGGTGTTTGGGCGCCAAAGAGTTATAATACTTCTGATGGTGCATATGGTACACAGGGTTTCTTTTTCGACTTTGCAGATGCCAGTGCAATCGGCGATGATGAATCGGGTTCTTCAAATGATTGGGCAACTGGTGCAGCTCTGGTATCCCACGATGTTCTTTTAGATACGCCTACAAACAATTTCTGTACCTTAAATTCTCAATCGATACATGAAACCGTTTCTCTTTTACAGGGTGGATTATACGCCACAGGTGGTAATAGCACCGGCGGCACTTGTTCTGGAACATTCCCGCCACTAGTTTCTGGTAAATGGTATTTTGAACATAGAATCGATAATGCTCATAAACTGAGAGTTGGGTTTAGACAATGGAAATTGTCTCAAAATCTTCAGGACAATTGGGGTTTTGCTTGGAGTTCTGAGGGTGGTAATAGTTATACATACTCCTTTACCGATGAGGGTGGTTCGCAGACTGCTAATAATGAGGGGTCTGATGGTGGTTCATTTGCTATAATCGGTCATGCCCTTGATTTGGATAGTTCCCCACCAACAATGAAATTTTATAGAAATGGAACTCTTATAGAAACTTATACTGTATATAATAAACACGTTGGTTACACACCAGTTTTTTATGATTTCAGTGGTTCTGGAAATAACACACCTGTTGCAAGTCTAAACTTTGGACAAAATCCGACCTTTAATGGTAACATCAGTGCTGGTACTGAAACTGATTCTAATAGTTTAGGTCTATTCAAACACGCAGTTCCTTCAGGGTACTTGGCGATGTGTTCTAAGAACTTGGCAACAAATTCAATAATGGATATTGAAACGGATGACCGTCCAGAAGATTACTTCGATACAATTTTGTATCAGGCATCAACATCAAGTGGAACACATACACATGGTAATATATCATTCCAAGCAGACCTTACATGGATTAAGTGTAGAAATGCTGGAGAAAGATATTTTATCATCGACAGTGTTAGAGGCAACCAAGCTATCACCAATAAATTCTTGACAGTAAACATGGATGCTGAAGGTGCAAATGGTGTCTCTGGTACAACATTCACTCAAACAGCTACAGGATATCAATTCGTTGAAACAAGTCCTTCTTCTGGTGAATTATATTATCAAGATAGACTTTATGTGGGATGGAACTGGAAAGCCGGAGGCGCACCAACAGCAGACAATAGTGCTGGACAGGGTGCAGTACCAACTGCTGGTTCTTCTAAGGTAGATGGTGCAAATAGAACTTCTGCATATACTGGTATTACTTCACCAAAAAGACAAACCGTAAGTACCAAGGCAGGATTTAGTATAACACGATATACTGGTAATGCAACAGGTGCCGGTGCGGCAAACTCTGTTGACCACGGATTTTCAGTTCAACCAGAAATGATATGGTTTAAGGGAATAACTGGTAGTAAAAATTGGGCAGTATATAGTAAATATCTTAGTGACGATAATAGTTATTTCTTGTATCTTAATGGTAATGATGATGAGATTACAACATCTTCTGATATGTGGAATGGATTAAGTCCTACAAATTCAGTTGTTCATATGGGTTACGAATTTTCTGTTAATGAAAATAACGTAGATTACATGATGTATGCTTGGCACTCTATTGAGGGTTATTCAAAAATAGGCAAGTATGAGGGTACATCAACAACAGGTGACGCTCCTTTTGTACATTGTGGGTTCAAACCTGCCTTTGTCATGCTTAAGAGAATTGGTACTAATGGAGATGGAAGTTGGTTTATGCTTGACAACAAAAGAAGTCCAAGTAATCAGGTTAGAATCTCTCTTTCTCAGGGTACACCAAATGATGTGACTGATACTAATTTCATGGATTTTAGTGCTAATGGATTTAAGATAAGAACCGCTGGTGGTGCAGTTAATACGCACGTTAACGATTATCTTTTCATGGCATTTGCCGAACAACCATTTAAGTACGCCACGGCTCGGTAAAATTATATAATCATCTAACATCCAATCCTTATAAATAGAACAAAGGAGACTGTGTTCGATGGCAACTATTTCTAATTTATTTATTGACCAAGGTACTGACTTTACTACTACAGTAACAGTCAATGATGCCAATGGTACTGCACTTGATTTGACAAATTATACTGCACTTGCTATGATACGAAAAACGTATCAGTCTGCAACTGCAACTACATTTACTAATGCTTTTGTATCTCCACGGACTACAGGTCAAATCACAATTTCACTAACAGACACGCAAACCACTGCTCTTGAAGACGGACGATATGTTTATGACTTAGTTATAACAGATGGTTCTGGAAACAAAACAAGAGTGGTTGAAGGTATTGCTACTGTAAACCCAAGCGTATCAAGGTAAACAACTATGTCAATTACAGCAAAAGTAGAAACTCCTAGAAGTGTAGTCGGTTCTGTATCACAAGGAAACCAACCACAAGTAACTCGTGTTACTGTGCCTGGGCCAAAGGGTGATACTGGACTTGCTGGTTCAGCACAGAACCAGTTATCATTAGCATCTGATGTTGATACTGCATCTTTTGGATTAATAGATGGTTCTCTATTACAATATAGAACATCAACAGGTAAGTGGACTGCAAGGAACGAACTTGATACAACCTCAGGCAATCTTGTCTTGAGTGGTGGAAGTTTTTAACAAATAGGAAGAAACGAAAATGGCATTAACATTACAGATTAAACGCTCCACAGGGAGTACCGCTCCATCATCTCTCGCTGATGGTGAACTCGCCTATACCCACGGTAATGACCAATTATATATTGGTGATGGTTCTACGGTAGAGGTTATTGGAGGTAAATCCTTCAACGATAAAATTGACCACACTGCTGGTACACTAACTGCTAGTTCTGCTGTCATTGTTGATAGTAACAACGCTATCGATACAATGTTGGTTGGTAATCATGCAACAACTGGTGGACAACTTAAATTCAATGAAGGTACAAATAACGGTACACACTTTGTTGGACTAAAAGCACCCAACGCACTTTCTGGTAATCAGACATATACCTTACCTCTCGCAGACGGTAACGCAAACGAATTTCTAAAGACTGACGGTTCTGGTGCATTATCATTCGGTGCAATCACATCTACATTCACACTTGCTGCAGACGCTGGTTCAAACGACACATTTAGTACTGGTGGAACACTAACACTATCTGGTGCAAACGGTGTTGCAACAACTGTATCTGACGATGAAGTAAGTATCGCTGGTACAGACGCAACTGCAAGTTCTAAAGGTGTTGCATCATTCTCAAACTCAGACTTCGCAGTATCATCTGGTGCAGTAACAATCAAGTCTGGTGGAGTTACATCAACTCAACTTGCTGGTTCAATTGCAAACGCAAAACTTGCTAACGATGGTATTACAATCGGTAGTACTGACACATCAC